AGGCCAGGAAATGTCATAAGCAGATTGGACGAACGGGATAAAAGCGTACGTGTCCAGCGTGTAATCAGAGGATGAGACAGTTTGCTCAACCCCATTCGTGTCTATGTATTTAACCGACTCAACGGCCAAAGCTGATGGGCATTCGTGTCGATCGACGAAGCAATCCCATCTGATTTCGCGTGTCTGGCTAAGCAGAGCACGGCCTGTATACTGTTCTACCAGTTCCCTTGCCTCTTTGATGCGCCGAGACAGAAGGCCGTCGCTTCTTGTGTCGTCTATTCCGAGCTGGTCTTTTACTTCCGCGAGAGATACCGGCTCAAGCAATGGAGGAGTGATTACCTTCATGCCAGCTCCTTTCGGACAGTCACGGCGATAAGGTCAACGTTGGTCAATTTCTTTCCGTTCGTATCAGTAATCTCGACTTCAAAGGACATGCCTGGAGCGAATAACTCTCCAGCGCCAAATTGATACTTGCATATCCCGTTCGCAGCATCCTCTATCGTCATGGCCTGATCTACTGCCACACCTGTTTCGTCTTTCCAGTGAAGATTCGCCGTGCTGCCAGACAGGTTTATTGGATTGCTATTCGCATCGACGCAAGTAACCCTCAGCACTGAAGCTGTGTCGTTAGAAACGAAATCCATTAGTTAAACCTTGTCTGAACCGACTTGGAAGGATTGAACTGAGCGTTGAAATCCAGTACTGGATTGAATACTGCTGTGCGATCTACTATCGAGGTTATTTCTGTAATCGTGCCAACTACTCCAGCAGCTACGCATATATCGCTGTGAAGAGTTAAAACGAGCGATCCTGAAACGCTGCCAACAACGCCGGAAGAAGCTATCGAGTCCCTTGACTCGACATAGGCCAGACTAGCTATTACTGTGGTTGTGCCAGCAGCAGAGGCTGCGTCGCTTGCGCCTGTACGAGCCAGCGAACCTGTTACTGTTGTGCTGCCTGAAGCTGCTAGCGTGTCACTAGCATTAGTCCGATTGACGCTGCCCGATACCGCGCTGCCTACCGCTCCTGAAGCACTTACTGAATCACTTGCATTGGTTTTAGCGAGACTACCTGTTACGGTAGTTGTGCCACTAGCTGATACTGAATCGCCAGAGTTGGATTTAGCTAACGATCCTTTAACAGTCGTTGAACCGCTTGCCGCGCTGGTATCGCTTGCGTTTGTATAGGCTAGTGAGCCTGATACAGCAGAGCCAATCGATCCTGAAGCGGAACACGTATCGCTGACATTCGTTTTTGCCAGCGATCCGGTAACAGTAGTCGTGCCAGAAGCGGAAGCGCTATCGTTTGCGTTGCTCTTGGCTACTGAGCCTGTGACCGTTGTTGTGCCAGATGCCGAGGATGTATCGCTGGCATTGGCCGCATTTACTGTGCCGCTTGCACCAGAAGCAGCAGCAGGATAAAAAACTACCTCAGGCTCTGATTCGAATATCTGCCAGGGGTTATTCTGCAGCGACTTGATAATGTCGTCGCTGAGATACCTGTCGATAAGGTACAGGTAACTGAACCTGGCATTCAGATAAGGTAGTCCGCCTACCTTGAGCCTTCCAATCCAGAACGGAAGAGTCGGAGCAGCAGGACTAACCCCTGTCCCGGTATAAATCTTCGTGCCGTTCCTGAACCAGTCGCAGGAGACGCCGCCTTTATTCCTTAAAGCCCCGTGCCAGAACCGCCCTACTGTCCAGCCTGTAGTTGGGTTTCCTGCAGGATAGCTGGAGTTATTGAAGTACATCCCATCAGCGCCATCCTGATAGATGTTCCAGCCAGACACGCCGTTGTTAGTGCAATCAACAAATCCCCTGGGGCTGTCATTGTCATCAAAGATGCCGCCCCACAGGAACGTGAACTCGACTGTCGGTATATTGGCCGTGCCAAAATCGAGATACGCGTTCGTCCCGTTGAACGCCAACGCGGCCCCGGCATCAGTCGTGCCGGATGATAGAGTTCCCCCAGTTGTAGGCTGAGCAATGAGATTACCTGCGTTACGCAGGAAACCATTCTGATCGCCGAAACAGATAATTTGCGCCGAACTTCCAGCGAACGCTGGATGGCTTAGATCGATCTTCGCCGGATAAAGCGGTTGATTCTGAAGTAACGGCATTACGAAACCGTGGTGAGCTCGCTTAGGAACGCCTCAACGGTTACGGCTTGTCCTGTGTTGCCAGTAAATTCGACTTCAAGACACATAACCTCAGGCCCTATTGGATAAGCCACTTCCAGAACAGATGCATTACCCGTTCCAGGCCCAACAGGAGCATAAAGAGTCTTCCAATCCGTTCCAGCAGACGCGGCAGTGGGAAGCGATGTGTTATGGGCAATTAAGACGCGCACTGTACATTGCACAGTCGGGCCAGTTGCCCCGTTTGTAATCTTGCACGTCAAACGACTCGGACCTTGAGCACTAGTAAGCAACAACGTTCCGCGAGTTGTTGAGCCAGCAGCATTAGAAGCGCTAGCTACTAAAGTACGTGCTGTTTTAGTCAGAGCCATGCTTAGTTACCGTTAGCAAAGACGTTGACTGCAGCATTTACAGCAGTCTGGACTGTTGCATCATCAGCGCCAGTAATCTGAGAAAGGGCAGCAGCCTTATTTTGAGCAAGAACGGGCCACATCATCTTCGCTCCCGCGGCGGCCGTGTCATCAAACACATCCTTGGCCCACAACAAGCGATTAGTATGGTTCGTGACGCTATCGGACTCGGTCATGATCGTGGTAGCCGCTACTACACACGCCATCCGAACCTTGTTTAAGAGTGCAGTATTGCCAGCAGCGGATAGTAATTCGTCATAAGTTGCCATCAGGCATTACCCTCGGTGAGAACAAAACTGCTCACGCTGACAGGCTGAGTCGCAACTATGGATGTGGTGGTCAGGTTAAGGTCTGATCCGCTCGTCCCTACGCTGCCATCGAGTACATGAGTTGTGCCATCAGACTTGACGATACGGAACCAGGTAGCAGTACCAGTAGCGTTAGCACTCGAATCTTGAGTGATAGCGTTAAGCGTCAGAACGCCACCAGACGCGCCAGGAGCGAACGTAGCGTTACAGGTAAGCTCGGCTAAGAGAGTTGTTGCCGTGCCGCCTGTAGCCGGTCTGGTGCCATCGTAAATGCGGAGTAACGCACTTGCGCCAGCAGCGGTAGTAATTGCATCCATCCGCGCATTGCGAATGGCAGAGCTATATGCGATAGCCATTATTTAAATCCTTTTGGAATGCGGCATTGCGCCGCCCGTACCGTCCATTTTGTATCCTGAAATAAAACAGCCCCATGGTTAGGGGCTGTCTGGTTACTTGGCTTCTTGAGCCTCGTTTTTATGGCTTTCGGTTTTTGACCGCTTGCCTTCCACTTCTACCGCGATACCTCGCTTTATCCAGTGATCGGCAGCATCATCACGCAACGATTGCGTCGATCCTTCCTTGAATTCCTCTCCGGAGCTGGATTTAGCAGCAGAAAGGAACTTTACGGACCTCATGCCACCACCTGGACGACCGATGCCGGGTCGAGGTCTGTGACAGGCTTGTGGCGCGGATCAATGCCGAGAACGATAGCAGCTCCGTCAGAGGTTGCCGTTCCCACCGTCACTACCAGCTTGACGAAAGGCTTGGTGGGATAGTTGGATTGCGACGGATCGAAATTCATCACGGCTTGCTTGTTGTCTCCAGACGCCTTGACGATCTGGGTCAGAGCCGTAATGTTTGAATCCTGCGGGTTATTCCCCGAAGAATCATCAGCCTGCACCCATTTCGCGTCGACTGTAGCCGATGCCCCGAGCGTACCAGTCGAGATGACGCCCATCAGTTGATTGTAGAGACGGGTATCGACCCATCCAGAGCTTTTCGCGCCAGCGGTCAATGCACCGGGAGCCACAACAGCCGCGATGGCAATGTTTTCGCTTCCTTTTGAACTCATGATCTTTTCCTCGATAATAGGTTAAGCGGGGCTGAGCCCCGCTATGGATTAGCTGCCGGTACGAGCCGCCAGAGTTGCGAAGAAGCCACGGCTTACACCGCCCGATTGGAACGGAGTAATCTTGCTGTTCCACCACGGCTGTCCACCGACGCGTAGCACGAACCGGAAAGCAGTGATGTCGTAGTCGAAGAAGATGTGAATGGACATATCCATCCGGATGCCGCCAGACTTCACTACAGAGAGGTAGTTCTTCAGGTCACCGAAGATGATGTCACCTTGATCGCCGAGAACCGGCAGCGCTTCGCTGACGACAATCTCTTTGCCCATGAGCGTCCCATAGGGAGAAGCAGAAAGCCCACCAGGAGGAAGGTAAACAGGAACCGCAGTACCGGTACCAGGGAATTGCATCGCCAGCAATTGCGCTTCAGCATCAGGCGTCATGAACCACTTGGCGCTCTTGCGAGCAACCGGAGTAACGGCAGTCCACAGCTTGGTGATATTGGTGAAATTGATCGTGTCGGCGGTCTGACTGGTTTCGCCATTCACGATAACCGTGCCCGCCGATTGCAGGATTCCCAGAGGCATGCCAACTCCGGTGCCGTTGAAAATCGCATCGTTCAACTTGAAGGCGATTTTTTCAGGAGCCTTGCGTTGCACGTAGCTGCCCATTGCGGGAGCATCTTCCAGCAGTTCATCGGTCAGAGGGACCAAGGCAATGATCTTGTTCGCCTTGACAGTCTTTTCCACGAGTTGCGGTTTGGATTGCGTCTTTTGCCCACCTTCCGATTCCCAATAAGCCTGAATGCCGCCGCTTGTCTGCCAGGGGGTGGTCTCGTCCGCGGGGAAGGTTATGCTGTTGCCGGAGGTAATTTGCTGGTCGGTCATGTTCAACAGGGAGTCTTCGCCCATGACTTTTTGCACGATCGTACTGCGGAAATCGGGGGGAACAGCGAAGCCACCGTCGGCTCCAGCACCTTCCGAACCAAACGAGGTTGGAGCATTCGCAATCAGCCTGGGATCAGGCGCGGCACCTTTGGCAGACGATGAAACGACCGCGCTCAGGTAATCAGCCATGGAGCGGAAGCCCCACTTGTTCGCGTCCTTGTGGTCACGAAGCTGAGGCTCGGGGCGGTAGGCCTTGCGTTGCGGCTGCCCTTCATCCTGCACTTCGGGATTCGTCTTGCGACCCGCCGGAGCAGAAACCTTGGCGTTCAGTTCTTCTAGCTGTTTGCGGCGCTCGATATCGGCCTCGACAGCAGCGAAGGACGCGAATATTTCGCTCATTTCCTTCTGCTCATCGGCAGTCAGATCACGCTTTTCCGCGTCAGCCCGGGCTTGAATGCTATTTCCCGCAGTGTTGAGTTCGATAAGTTTGTTTTGGAGGTTTTCCAGCGTTTCGGCGTCGTTAAAGACCATCGCCAAAGCCAGCATTTCAAACATGCAAATGTTCATTTTTCTTCCTTTAGAAAATAAAAAAGCCGCTCTAGGCGGCTGGACTGGTTTGAAAAGGGCTGGCCCTTTTATTTGCCGGAGCTGGCTCCGATAAGCTGCTTGGTCCGCATATTCATACGGGCAAGTAAAACGTTAGGCGCTGTGGCCTGTTGCTTCAGTGAATCGGGAACGTTGTTAAATTTGGAGAGCATCGGGAATTCGGCCTTCATGGCTTTCTCTTCCGTGGTCTTAGTGGCAAAGCCGCGCTCGACTGACTCGGAAGCATTCATCCATGTCTCCGCATCCATCCATTCGGCAATCTGTTTCTCATCTCCGCCTGTCTTGGAAACGTAGGTAGTTAAGATCGTGTCTCGGACCTTATCCAGAGAGTCAGCATACTTGCGCATCTCTTCCGATGTTCCGATAGCCATGCCCCATGGATCATGGATCATCATCATGCCGTTTTCTGCAATGTTGATCGTGTCGCCGGCCATCGCAATGACTGAGGCAATACTGGCCGCTATGCCGTCAATGTGAACGATCTTCTCTCCGGAGAAACGCTTGATCTGGTTGTAAATGGAAATGCCATCGAATACCGATCCGCCCGGCGAGTTGATGTAGATATCCATCGCGTCGACTGATCCCAATTCCTTCATGGAGTCTGAGAATGACTTCGCGGTAATCCCGCCGAACCATCCCTCCCCTATCGACTCGTAGACGTAAATCTCTCCACGCTTGCCGGCCTTCTTCGCGAAAAACGCTTTATTCATGATTGATCCTTCAGAATACTGGCAGCGGCAACGTCCGGAGCCATCCCGTTCAAAACCTCGTAAACCAATGATCGAGCAGAAGCGAATCGCTCTCCCATCTCAACTATTTGCTCGTCCGCGTAGGCTGTCGCGTCTTTAATCGCGCGCTCTTTCCAATCCGGATGACGGTCATTCCGCAATGCGGCAGCCCGATTCTCCATGCGCCGTTGAATACGTGCGAAGACCGTAGTAAGCCACGCCTGGGCGGTATCGTCTTCAGGCTGAGCCGGCATCATGTTCCTGCCCACGTCTTCCAGCTTCATCATCGCGCCTTGGACCATGCGAACATCACCCGCGGAACCGATAGTGTTTTCTCCGAGTTTCCGCAACACGTCGTTCACTGAATAGACGCCGGAGTTGATGCCGGTCGAGAACCCTTGCATTCTGCTTCCGAAATCGCCTTCAGATGCCCAGTCGACGTCGATCTCGATGAACTTCTGTTGCCGATATGGTATGAGTTTGAAGTCAGCCTCTTGCTGAATTTCCTGAATCCAGGGGCGCAGCGTGTCGCGAGAGAACTCCAGGCCTTGATGCTCAATGTTGTTGTTTGTCGCCCTAAGAAGGTGAGCTATCTTGTGCGGGGGAACACGGAACCAACGGCAAACTTCCTCGATGATCTGATACTTCGCCTCTATTAACTGTGCGTCGTCTGCGTTATTGGCGAGCTGATGGATTGTCCACTTACCTTCGAATATTGCCGGCTTGTGTGACCTATCGGGTCCAACGTACTTTCTATTAATCCCATCTTCATACTCTTTCCGTTTATCAGGGGTTAATATCGAATCCGACTGGAAGATAGTGCCTAGCTGGGCGTTATTCCCAAAGTAAGCCGAGGAGAATTGATCAATCGCGATCGACCGGCTTATCGTCTGGATAGCCTTCGCTATCATGTCATCGCCAACGCTGCCTACCAGACTTGCGTTCCGAATGTGATAAACATCAGATGGATCGAGGTCAACTGTTCCGCCAACATAATCCTGGGTAACACGATAGACGAAATTTCCAAACTCATTCCTTATCGGGGCAACACGGTCCGGAGATATCGGCCATAAGGCGACTACTCGCCGGGACATGTCGCGCTCTATCTCGGCATATCCATTCCCATACCCAACGGCGGCAATCATCATGGCGCGTTTGGCCGCCTGCGCCGTCATCTCAGGGTTTGGCCTGGTGTTCAGAACATACTGCAGGTTATCGTCAGGTATAGCCGTCTTCTTGTCGTCTCCACGCACCCCCTGATACACGTTCCAGTCAGATGAAGCGAGGCTTGAAGCCACCACATCGATACATGCCCACACAGCAGCGGACATAAACGCCCGTTCATGCGTAACATGGACGCCAGCGCTATTCTCCCCACGGGGAAAGAAAAAATACGATCCTCGTTGTGGGTTTGCGGGTTTAACACGCAAAGCATTCCACAGGGCGCCAAATGGATTCTTTACCACGTAATGTGGGTTTCTTCTAAAGGTTTCGCTTCCAACGTCGCGCCAATCGCCATCGTCAAAGCAACCATTCCGTCAATCCGTCCAGTTGCTTTCATCTTGGTAAATTTCCTATTGCCGGCCGGGTCACTCACAACCGTTGCATTAGCAGCGCACATGGTGAGGACAGGGTGCATGCCGTGCTCCAGTTTGTTCGCAAGTAGCATGGATTCCAGTTCCCGAATTGCCGGAGACATGCTGGCGTAGCCTTGACCGAACTCGACGAATCGTTCCAACTCGCTCTCGGAAAATCCAGCTTCGACAAGCCACGGTTTTAAGAAACGCATGTTGTAACGATCAAAAGCAATCGCCTTCACATCGCAGCGATCGAAGAGCTTTCTCAGATAGTCCGCAACAAACTCATATTCGATGGCTCGGCCTGGAGTAGTCTCCAAAAACCCTTGCTGGGCCCAGAGATCATAAGAAACCCGATCTGTCCGAGACTTCTGCTCCAATCCCTCGCTCGGCAGCCAGAATGTAGGCTTAACATGCCATTTCTCGCCCACGACCCCAACCTTGGTAATCAGGACCAAAGCCGTCAAGTCGGATACGCTCGACAGATCGAGCCCGCCGTAGACTTCAAGCCCTTCGAAGTCCTCAGCCGGCATCCCTGCGTTGTCTTCCCACAGCTTGCGAGGTATTAAAGGATTCTTCGCCTCGACACGCTGATTCAGGATCAGATTACGATATGCAGCCTCCCGAGACGGAAGGCGCTTGGCCTCATCCGCTTGGCGCCGCACCTCATCCTTGTTCATAAAGATGTCGTAATGCGGATTGGCCGCACGTATCGCATCTTCACTGAACGGATCAACGTTCATCGGCGCTGAGTGAATCCGGACCTTTACCCGCGGATCGGCGCCGGACAAGGCGTCGTCTATCAGCATGCTCAGCAGATCAGCATCCGTTGCCGCCTGAGTGCTGATGATTACGCTCAGCGGCTCTTCCTGAGCAGCTGCAGCAGTTTCCAGAGCCTCGTATAGCTCCGAGCGATTACCTTTGACTTGCCCTAGCTCGTCATGAACGGTAAAGGCAGGGCTCAGCCCATAAGCAGTTGAAGCGTCCGCAGATAAAGCACGGTATAGAGTTCCCAACTCAGGACAGGCCAGTTGCTTTGCCGTATCACGTATTACGATGTACTGAGACAGGTCCGGAGACATCCTGACAATCTTTGCCGCAAGCGCAAATAATAAAGCCGCTTGATCGCGACTTTGAGCATCACTATAAAGCTGAGAATTTCGTCGGGCTTCAGGGCCGCATAAGTGAAGCAGCAGCAGGAAGGAAGCAAACGCTGTCTTCGCATTCTTTCTGCCCATCGTGAGGATGAATACGCGAGTCGGAGAATCGTATATCTCCCGCACCCATTCTTTTTGCTCTCTCGTGAGCTTGAGAGCTTGCCCTACTAATTTACCTTCCGGAATCTTGCAATGCCGCTCAAGCCACGCAATGTTGCGCGCTGAACGTTTTAATCCCATGGCCTAGAGGGCAACGGTCCGCTTTTCTCTGAGGCGGTTTTAGGCTGCCAGCGAGATTGTTGTGTCAAACGCAACTTAGTTGCAAACGACTGTATCAGTCTGGCCTGGCGCTCTTGCATGGAGTAAAGCTTATCCACGTCCTTAAGTTCCATTTCTTTCCCTGCCTCTACGGCCTCTACCTGCAGCGAGATGATTTCGTGCGAAGCGATCGCCTTCACGTAGCCAACCAGCAAAGCGCCGTTATCAGGAGTAAACCAGCCTGCCGTTTTCGAATCTACGATCTCTTTCCACAACTCAGATTGCCTAACTGTGAGCGAATCTGGAGCCTGGAGCCTTAAATCCTTTTTGGGTGACGCCGGAACAACTGAAAGGCTGGCTGATGATTTTCTACCTGCCATATTTACCTAAAATTGATTACATTTATGAAAGAAAGACCATCAGCACGGGTTCCAGGCATAGGCCTGAAAGAAATGGACCACCCCTCACCTGTTCCAGTGGTGATTGCCGCGCGGATAACCTCTCGCATCACAGCCAGTACTCATACGTGGCTTAGATGCAATACCTCTCGCTCTATTGGATTCGCTCTGTGTCTTAGCTTTATGGCAGTCAGCACATAGACCTTGTGTATTGTCTATGTCGTCCGTGCCGCCTGATGCTAGGTTGATGATGTGGTCTCGTTCAGTTGCAATCCTTGCTATTCCCTTGGCCTTGCAATGAACACAGTATGGATTGCGTCTGAATAACTCTTCTCGTGCTTGCTGTAGCTTACGGCCTCTTAGTCTCTTATCGCTTGTGTGGGATGGGTTAGACCAGGACTTAGCCATACGATAGGCAATAAAAAAGCCCACGTCTTAGGTGGGCTTGGGGTTTCCGTTAAGGGACGGAAGGTTAAACTTCTGTTCTTTTAAAGAACCATGAGTAATCTGGATTCTTAGCTTCTGGCAGCCGAAGCGGCCTATACCATCGATTGCCTATTCTTATGGTGTAGCTTTCTTTGAAAGCTTCCCACATACGATTAAGCTCGGCAAAGGTTCCCTGTTGTAGGGTCATGGATAAAGCAATAAAAACCCGCTCAGTGGCGGGTTATGCTCTCTGTACGGACTTATGAAGCAATAGCACGAATGTATAGTATTTTCGGCGTTTAGTCAAGAGATTGAGCATCGGCATTATAAATGCTCTTCGATATCATCAAATCTACATCTACAATCTCATCACCGAACTCTTCACGCGCCGCTTTCTCCATTTGCTTTGATAGCTCGCGTTGCCGCTCTAAAGCCTGAATTACGACTTGCACCGCTTCCGCGATATCGGCATCCCACTCATCCTCACTCATTCAACTTCGTCCCCAAATTTTGATGCGACAAAGCACCGCATCGCCGCTACAAGGGGCGCTTCCCCTCGTTCGTATCTATAATTAAAATCTGCCTGCCATATAACAGGACTATCTCTTATAGCTATTCTACTAATACTGATTCCTGTCCTCTCAATAATTGGTCCACCTTGGGACCAGTCGCTACTATAGCGCTCGCAAATTGGCTTCTTGTGTTCAAAACAGTATTCTGGATGTATCAGTGAAGTAATATGTTCTTTTGGGCAAACTTCCTTGCCATCGGCCTTCGCTACCCAGCAATCCAACTTCTCTCCGGTCAATTCTGATACCTTCACGCCACTTCCTCCCGTTTCTGATACAGCAAATCCAATTGATTCCCGAGCATCTTATACGCCTCATTCAGACATCGAACATACCGTCTTGGTGATCCGCCGAAGTAATGCGCTTTGTCCATATAGTTGATCTTGGTGGAGAGGAATTCGACCCACAGCACGGACTGATGAATGAGCGGCAGGAGCTCATATGCCTTCTGGGTCATGATGCATTCCGACTCCAGGCCAGGATCAGGAAAATGCGTTGCAGGAGGCACTAGCCGCATAAAGCTGACCTGTCCCGGATATCCCAGAGCATTACCGGTATTCATCTTCCAGCGCGCCCAGCGAAGGAGCATGTTGATAACTTGAGCCTCAATCATAACCTCTCCTTCTTATGTCTCTGAGCAGCTTCTAAGCACACAGGGCACTTCACAACATGACGCCTGCTCTTAAGATCAAAATATATCTTCTTCCAGCCTTCCGGATACGGCCTCTCTCTGCCGCAAGTAAGGCAATATCGCTTTGTCGTCACCGCTTATACCCTCCCCTCTTCGCCTTTGCCGTCATCGCTTTTATACGCCGGCGATTCTGCTTCAGCGTCATCTCGAAATGCTTTTGCTTTGCCGCTTCGATGCGCCGTGATTCTGAGATGAGCGAGTCGCATATGTCCTCGGGATTACGATACTTCCATGATTCCAGCGCGCCGCTCTTCATTCCACGTCCCATGAGACATTAGGAAGGTATGAGAGAGTGATAGCCACTTTCTTTCTCTGTAAAGTGCGGCATAACGTACTGCCAGTTTCAGAAATGGATATCTGGATAGAGTCGATTGCTGCGCTCTGGTCTTTCTCAAGCTGCGCCAGTATCTTTGTAATCTGCTTCTCGGCTTCAGATTGCGTCATCACTTCACCACCTTAATCAATCCATTGACCCACAACCAGTTCTGGGTTTTCGCATACGCTCTCAGCCATGCAAAGAACTTCTCTTCCCGTTCCATCTTATCCAGCAACATATGAGCTTCATGGCACATAGAGGCAAATGCAAAATCGTTTGATTTGTGTCCATGCCCTCTTCCGAAAATATGGCTATCGCTGTGAGCCGGTTCGCATCCTTCATACTCTCCGCATTTATGCGCGTAATCGGCAAAGCAAGGAGCCTCATGGGCAAGGTCCAGCAATTTACGGGAGCGGTAGGTCACTTACCTTCCTTTTGTTTAGCCAACTTATAAAACTCCCTGAGAGTTTTTACATCTGATACCGGCATCAACTTATCCTTATCCTGGCCATGCGCAGTGCTAATCATGAATCCTGCTTCCAGCGCAGCCTCTATGATGTTTGCTCTTTCAGATACCTCACTCATTTCTCACTCCATATAACGCCCTGCTGCGCCCCGAAGGCATAAATTAATTCGCACATATCCGACATCTCGCGCTTTGTCATTTGGCTGGTGCGCGCGCCGATTACAACGAAGCCACCATCCACGCCAGGAACCACCTTCTGCGCCTTCAGGCTGGCGCTAAGCACGTCCTTCCATTCCTCTGCTGTGAGCCTATTGCCATGCCAATTCACTTGTTTGGATAGATCATCCAGCAACGCCCACATCAAAGCATTCTGCTCAAGCGTGCGAGTCTTTTGCTTTATCTGGCACACGTAATCATCCGGCGCCTGATCGATGCACTGGTGAGCGTATTGACGCTGTACGGGGCCTATCAGGAAGATGGTTTTCTTGTCGGTCATGCGCGCTTAATCTCTTCAATACGAGCGTGTACTGCACATTCTTTTGCGTTCAGGTATTCATTCATGAGGTCTGAATCCATTGCCAGCCGGTTCCACAAAGCTCTTTGATTGATGCCCATAGATACGCACATTTCTCGTGTTGATTTTCCTGCCTTAATCCCATTGATTAGAGCCTCGATAATTTCAGGATTCATCCGAATACCTCCTCTGCCCAGCCTCCCCCATCCTTCTTTGCGCGCGCCTTAATCGCCACGAATTTGAACGGGTACATGTCAGCGGCCACCTTGATTTTCACCCGGGCGTCATCCGTCCAGAATCCCTTGGTTTCGTGAATCTCCATCTGCCCATCCTGGCGCATCAATGCAAAGTCAGGTGTATAGAAAGTGTTATCCGCAAGCCTGAACTTCATGCCCTCGAACTTGTACCAGAGCAATTCACCTGCCATCAGGAGCGTTTTGAGATATGCGTCATAAGCCGCCTCTGTCTTGTTCATCTCGCCAGACTTGAGGCGACCAAGCGCGTACATCTGCCTTCTCATACCGTCAATTCCCTTTCAGTCTCATCCGTTTCTTGTAGATCGCCGGGGCGGATGGGGAGCAGGAATCGGTCAGGGCATCCCCATTTATCTCCAGATACGGGGTCATGAGTTTGCCCGTTAAAAGATATGTTCCATACGTTTAACGAAATCTGACCTCTTTCATTCTCAGCGGCGCCAATGAACTCATCTACATCACAAAGCTTTCCCTCGTTTCCATGGTTGCTATTCAGCACAATCGCCATATCACCCTTCCGACACCTAAGACTCATCGCTTCGCCTCCTCACATTTCCTATTCGCTTTCCGCTGAATTGCGACCACTTTTCTGGCTTCTCCTACCAACTTGATAGAGCGATCGACAGTAGCGACGGCTTTTTCCATATCCTGAGCGCAACGATCATTTGCAGCCGATAGCAGCTTGTTGTCAGATTCCAACCTCTCCAACCGGTGGTTAATGCGCCAGTCACCTAACGCAAATCCGCCACCGAAGGAAAAGGCGACAACAATTCCAATCAGCATTGCCGTTATTGCAGGGCTCCAGATCATGATTGCCCCGCCATGTATCCTAAGAATGCCGTAGCAAAGAACAGGAAATATGCGGCCAGGATGCCCTTTGCGTTTCCATTCTTAACTGCGTAATAATGAATTGCGACTCCATAAAAAAATAACCAAGCTACTAGGATTACAGACCAAATCATTTCCCCTCCCCTTTCTTCAATCGAAACATCGTGCACCGCAATCCCCAGATTTCTCCCAGATCACACCGCTTCTCGCCACGCACATCGAATTCGTGCGCGCAACCGGTACAGGGCAGGATGGGACGGGTGGTTACGAGGAAGCTACTCATAGACCGGCTCTTTCTGCGAGCAGACGAAATGCTGTTGCGGCGCATAGTGGGACCTGGCCGTTGCCAATGGCTTTAAGTCTGTCCAGCGTAAAGGCCAGCCCATGAGCCACTCGACCCAGTTCGGATTCAGGGATTGGCAGCCCATCTTCTTGCCCTCTGCCTCCCCGAGCATCGCGTACAGCTTCTTGCGGTTCCCGCTCCCACCAGCCAGGCCGGTCGCTCCGCCCGTTGCATTGTTGCTGGCCGGCGTAGGCCACATTTGCTTTTCCCTTAACAGCGCACCGATTATGCTGTCTCGCTTTATCTGCGATGGAGGCAAAGTCCTGTTCTTGCTGTCTTGAGCGGTTGGCGTTGGCCATACCGCCACAGCCCATCCCAACTTGTTCGGTTTCGTTCTTCCATCCCCGCTGCATTGCAGAGTCAAGTCGTTCGATGCTGGGAGCGCATTCGGCGTAGGCCACATCCCAGACAGCTTCGGTTCTCCCCTGCTGTTCCACTTTCCCGCCTTCCTGTTCACGGCATCGTCTGCCACTGGAGTCTGCCAATATCCACAGCCTTTCTCGTAAGTGGGGCGCACCAACATCTGCTGCGGATAACACTCCCCATTCCGCATTGAACCCCATCTCGGCCAAGTCTCCAAGGACAACTCCAAGTCCACGAATAGTGAGCGCTGTGCTGTTTTCCACGAACACGAGATTAGGTCGTACTTCGCCAATAATCCGTTTGAAGTGCTTCCACAATCCGCTACGTTCTCCTGTGATTCCTGCTCCCTTTCCGGCAACGCTAATGTCCTGACAGGGAAACCCGCCAGATACGATGTCAACAATTCCGCGCCACGGCTTTCCGTCAAAAGATTTAACGTCAGACCAAATCGGGAAAGGTTCGAGAATTCCATCGTTTTGTCGTTGCGCCAGAACTTGTGCTGCGTAGGCATCACGTTCAACTGCGCAGACTGTTCGCCATCCGAGCAATTTGCCTCCGAGAATGCCTCCACCAGCGCCTGCGAAAAGAGCCAACTCATTCACTCTGCTTCCTCAAAATCGAAGGCTCTGCGGCCGGCCTTGTCGAGCAGGAGGCGCCAGTCCCTTTGATACAACTCACGCATACCAAGGGACGCAAGCCGGATAAATTCGGAATCGATACCCGTTGCTTGTGATGCCTCAAATTCATTCCACCCCGCAATATCCAGCACCTTCCTGACCGTCTCAGGCGACTGCTTCATGTCCAGGTTAAACATGCAGGGATGACCAGAGGTGTAGCCCATTAGGCGGCCCTCCTATCTATCTCTTTTGCCAACATGGCATAGCACTCCTGCGCCGCTTCAAAATCTGCCTTGGCCTTAGCCTTCATCTCTTCCACCTCTTCCGGTGTGCAATTGTGGTATCTGCATACTTTGTAAAAATCTGCCGCAAATTTTTTTGATACCATAATCTCGCTCATACATCCTCTCTTCGATCCTTGGTTTACTTCAGCCAAAGTCCCCCCCTACCCCACAACCAGAGTGAGAAGGGAGACAATGGCATAAATCTTCAGCTCCGATATTCGGAAGGATTCATGCAAATGGGTTGGCTTATTTCCCATTGCCCCGCGACATGAATCTTGTGTCCCAGTCGCTCGGATTCTTACGGTTTTGCACCGGGCAGCTCATTGAGCTCCTTACCGATACCCTTTTCTTCCTCGCAGCCGGGTTAGGCTCTTTGTGCGCCAGGAGTGCGTCTGTGTTATCCCACAGAAAGATTTGAATTCCTCCTAACAAGTCGCGCGCCGCGCATGATTTCTGTCCTAAGTCTTCCCGGACCAGATTCACCCCATTCAATGAGCGCATCGGCCCAATCAGTGCCTTTAATTCCTTCCGGGTACGCTATGCCGCAACCAATCTCATTGGCTGCCTTGATGCCTCGCTCAATCCCGGTATTCATGCCCGTCTTTTGAGCTGTTTCCGAATCGTTGTCGGCGCACACTACGCACAGCCCTTTCAGCTTGATCTCGCTTGCCACTGCAACCATATTCCCCGCGTCAAAGCAGACGACAACGGATGCCTGGGGAAGGGATTGATATATAGCCAAGCCAGTGGCAAAGCCCTCTGCTAGACAAGTCAGCACCGCACCTGCACGATGCAGGAGATGTGATCCGCCCTTGATAGGGCAGCCGTATCTATATTTTTTATTTCCTTCTGGGGAGATGGTTTGCAGACTGATCAGGAAACCATTTCGGAGCACAGGAATTGTCAGTAGGTCTCCGTCAGTTCTAAGCCTGCTACAGCCCATCATTGACAAGCCCTTCCCTTCAAGATAGGGGTGACTTCCCCAGAGATGATTTAATCCTTGCCAGTGCTCGCGCATGGTCTTGATGGCGTCGACCCGTTTCTTCGCTTCTTGCCGCCTTATGTCTTTCAACATGGCGTCATTACGTGCCTTGGTAGCCGGTGTGAACGGCTTTTCTGGCTTCCATACAGCGACCTCAGTCATGGTCGAATGCTCTTGCACGAAACCGATATCACCGAGAAACTTGTAGGCGCCGTTGCGCTTGTGCGGATGGCTGACTGTCTTTGTCCGGACCCAGCGACCCTCCATTACATGATCGAGAATCAGCCCATGAGCGCGGCAGAAGTTAACGAACTCCATCATGCCGCCACGCTCCGCCGTGTTTTCTCCATCGCTTTTGCATAGGCGATATTGATGCTTCGTATTTTGTTGGCTACTTCTGGCTGTATGTCAGCGGGACTGGTTTGATAAAAATCGCCTGAAGGCCACTGATTCGTGATCTTTCTATAAACAGCCAGAGCAAGTTTTCTTGCGGACTCATCGACACCCCGTTTTGCTATCGCGTAGGAGACTATTTGTGGCCAGAGCGTCTTGCTCAAACCCTGCTTGTCTCCGCTGGCAACCATCTCGGTAAGCGTCCCAGCAACATGCTTGATAGCTTCACGCCTCGGGTATTCATGACCACAATGCGGACAGAAAGGCATAGGTTTGTGGAGGTGCTTGCACTGAGGGCATTTGCGCATCTCGTCTTCGAGATTCCGCTCTTTCTTCTTTTTTTCCTTTTTGCGCCCATCATCGAGTTCCTGTATTCCGCATTCAAAAAAGTCATTCCATTCATCCCAGAACCTGGCGCTATTGCCTGAATGGTCCAGGACGATGCATTCCTCTTTGTTCGGGTGAGCGCGTAGGCCGCGTCCAAAGAACTGGATATGCTCTGCCAGCGACTTACGCAAAGGCCGGGCCATGATCACCACCCCTATGTCCGGAACGTCAAATCCCTTTGATGCTGCAGTGACTGTTATCAGGCCGCGGATGTAACTGTCGGGCTTGCGGAATTCCTTGACGATCTCAGCTCGTTCCTCATCTTTAACCAGATATGTATAGGTTGCGCAGATGATCCCGGCTGCCATGAATTGTCGGTAGAGTTCCTCGACATGTGCCGTATCTACAGCAGAGCAAATGAACTTCTTGCCGTTGCCATGCTTGAGATATTCGGCAACGCAATCGCCAACGACCTCCATGGCGCGCTTGCTCGTTTCCTTCTCTTCCCACTCTCCGGCCACGATCTTGACGCCTTCCATATTCGGCTCAGAGGCGGCAAATATGCGGTACTTGGATAAATACCCTTGCTCGATTAATCTGTTTGTGGTCGTGACATTGACCATCGCGTCATACAGCTTGCCCAGACCCTTAGTAAACGGAGTGGCGGTCAAGCCTATGGCGACGGTATCCCGCGGAGAAATGCGTTTCTTGATGACCTCAGAAACGGTGTGGCATTCGTCCACCACTATCAGGTCTGAGTCTGGCCAGTTGCGCCTTGCGAGTGTCTGCGCGGAACATATTTGAGCGTAACGGCTTGGACGATAGCGCCAGTGATTGGCCTGCATTACGCCGTGATCTATGCTTAATGAATCGAATGTCGAGCTGGTTTGCTCTATGAGACTGATGCGGTCAACGACGAAAGCGCTACGTTTGGCTTTATTGGTTGACTCCGCAATCATGTAAGAGGACATCAGAGTCTTTCCGGAACCGGTAGGAGCGCACAGCAGGATATTTTTCTTGCCTTCGCGAATGCACTGACGCACCTGATCAAGGGCGTCATGCTGATAATCCCGTAGTTCCGGAGCAGGCATTTACGCTGCCTCCATGACTGCCCTGATGCGAACCAGGACTTGAGAATTGGTTTCAACCCGAAGCGTCTTTCTCAGTTCGGCTGCGAACTTCCCATACTTGCGCAGCTCGGTATCGAACCGGTTTGCTCTATCCATTTCCTGAGCAAGCCTTGCTTCAACGCCCTGCCGTGTCTCTACTTCCTTTTGAAGCTGCTTTGCCAGATCATCCTTGCACATGGCCTTGATCTGCGCTTGAAGCCGGTCTATTTCCTTGTGCGCTTCTTCCAGCTCTGAAACCGGATCGAAATCACCCATGATCTCGGATTCAATATCTGCGTCCTGCGAGGGCTTGATAGGGATTACCTGGGCTTGCGGTTGCTGTCCGATGCGGGACACGTCCATTTGAGCGACCTGACCGTGTTTGTTTGTATAAGTACGGGAACGATGGTCACTTATGCTTTGCATAAGTGAGGAACGATCTAAGCGAATTCTTGAAACCGTTGATTGACTTACCGAACACGCTTTAGCGATCTGGTTATCGCTCCATTGAGACCACTCTTCGTCACTCAAAAGGGTTTCAATAGACTGGCGTTTATCTAAATTGGTCCTACGCAAACCATGGGCAGCATTTGCTCCAACCGAATGCAAAATTGCATCGCGCTTCGTGCCTTCACGTACATCGGAGTCGATATCGAGGGCGCCAATCTTTCTGTGCGCGTGATACCGATGGAATCCGTCTGCAAGCCAGTAATCTGACCCGTCAAAAAATACCGTGACAGGTGGAAATTTCGCGCCACCTGTGATGGCATCCGAATATTCCGCAACAGTTTCCTCGTTTAGTTGCACCCTGTTCTGGGTGCCGCCATCGATACGTATTTTTGATATTGATATGTTCTTCATCCCGCCCTCGCCACTTTCCGTCTGTCCACTTCCATTCCCTCGATGCGGTTCACCATTTCCAGTACCGCGGCGAGGTGCTCATTCGATTCCTTCTTGATGCGCTCCGACTCGATAGGGTCTATCACGCCGTCTGACAGCGCCCTCTGGATCGATACCAGCCAGTCAGCCTTTTCCTTCTCGAGCGTGATGATCAGATCAAGAAGCTCCATGTCGGATGCGCCCTGATGCTTGCTAACAGGAATGCAAATGAGGTTGCGTTCCCCGGCAATGTGCTTTGCTATCTCGTCCGATCCGGTGAAGCCCTGAATCTCGATCAGTTCCGCGACGGTTAGATGGTGCGTGTCATTGTTCGGGTTGACCTTGTTCTGCAGCACGTGCTTGCTCATTCCCATGCGGGCTGCCAGCGCCGGCACACCGCCGGGATACGCATGCACTACCCTGTAAATCACATCCTTGATGCACATGTCGTTACTCCGTCCAAAACGACGTTTTTGTTTGAAGAGAAGAGGCGCATGATTCGATCATGCGATTTCACAAAACTACTGCCGAGAATAAAAAACCCTCCACTGAAGGGAGGGAAATCTGCCCGGAAAAAGGGGAGAGAAACCGGGCAGCACATGAAGAAGGAAGGAGACTCACGCAGCCTCCGTGGATTTGGGGGAGCGGAGATATTCCTTCGGCAGCCCGTCGAGAGGATGGGGGTAGATGTCGGGCCTGATCTGGTAGGGGGTAACTTGCCAGTCGGTTGCTTCAGCAATAGCCAGAACACGCTCAGCCGGAACAGATGTCTGCTCGAATTTTTGAATTGCTTGATAGCTGACACCCAGCCTTGAAGCTAAAGGACGCAAGCCAACGAGTTTGATCGCTTCGGAAAGAGGGTTTATATGTGTCATGGCGCAATATTACAACCAAATGTTGTAATAAGTCAACAACTGATTGTTGTAGACATTCCGCGTACTATTACAACCATGAGTTCAAAAGAAAAAGAAGAATTTGCCGCTCGAATGAACAAGGTGGCTGACCTGCTGGAAATCCCCAAAAAAGGGAAAAATCGCCAGAAATCTTTTGGTAACCTCTTTAGCGTTTCACAAGAGGCGGCCAGAAAATGGCTTGAGGGAGAGAGCTTTCCTTCTACAGAGAAGGCTATTCAGATTGCCAAGCGCGCCAACGTTAATTTCGAGTGGCTGATGACAGGGAGAGGGCCGACCAGTGGGGCCGGAGATGCCTTGTCAACTGACGCACAGGAAAAAATTTCAGAAGTATTTAGCCGTCTTCAATTGGCTATCCTGCACGAGCGGGCCCATCTGGAGTTGTGGCTGAAAATCAAAAAGGAAAACTCTACCGAATCCCATACTGATAACACTGTTGATCCCGCCCAACCTCAGCAACTAGAATCACAGCCAGAGCGCCGCAGGGGCACGCCAAAAGGGCCAAAAGCACGAGCTGGTGGCTATGGCATAGGAGAGAGCATTAGGAGCGGTGATTTGATGGAAAATAACGAAGAACTTTCCAGGAGAAAAAAGGGCGATGGACACTCCGTTTAGACTGGTTCAAAGCACGGTTTCACACGATACTCTCAAGGCGGCAAAGCAGTTAACTTCAGATGCGGAAAGCGGTGATTTGTTGGGCTTTGCTATTACTGCTATATATCGACAAGGAGGGTACGAGACGTACGCGACAGGAGAGGCTTACAAAAGTCCGACGTTTGCTTTGGGTACCGTTGTCGTGTTGATGTACAAGCTGATCAAGATGGTGGTCAGTAGGCAAAAAAAATCTCTATGAGGGCCATTGGCAAGTAATGGAGTTCTTGCCACTCATACTGGCAATCGGGGTTATTTATCTTGTTCTCCGAAAAGCATTCAAGAGCCTGTTTCCTCTTGACGCAGGGGCTCCGCGAAAAACGAAAATCCCGGAGAACGTTTTCGAGTGGCCCGACACAGGTAAGTTTGATTGCGATATCGTTGGGGAGTCGCATTATCAATACGCCATCAAGCAACTTGCCGGCCCAAATAATGAGCACGTGGAAGAGAAGGAATACAAGGCAATCCTTATCCCAGAGGATGATAATCCTCATGACAACAAGGCCGTAAGAATCGATATAAACGGCTCAACAGTTGGCTATCTCAGCCGAGAAAATGCACGTAGCTTCAGGCGCAGACTTGGCGCAAAGAAGTTGACCGGGCAAATAACCTCATGCAAGGCCGTGGTAACCGGAGGCCAACCATGGGAGGGAAACACATCCTACTATGGCGTTCGTTTGAACATTAAAGAGTTTGACTCGTAACAACGCCCAACCATGAGCCTGCTCCAAGTCATTTCCAAGCTCAACGAAATCGAGTCCATCACTCGCGATCTTTATCATGTCGAGAGCCGCAGAATACTTCACGTCAAAGCGACGAAGATAATTGACCTGGCTCGGCAAGCCGGAAAGTGGGCTAATACCTTGGAAAAAGAACGGAGCGAGCTAGAGGATAAGGTACTGGAGCTTGAGAATGAACTGAGGAAGATCAGAGGAGAGCCGCTCAAGGACAAGAATGATAAGTTCACTCCGGACTTTGGCAATCTATGGAATAGAAAGATAGGAGAAAAGCGGGATTGAAAGATGTAAACAAAATAACTCTCACACTCGATAGGTGTCACTTTTCTTTAGGAAATGAGTTGAGCCGAAATGCTCCTGACGGAGTAATTGTTATAACTCCCTCCACTGCCCTGTTTGCGAGTGGAGAAATTATGGCGTCCGTTCACTACGATATCAATATCATTATTGATGTGGCGAAGATATCAGGGGTTATTGCTGCCGCTTGGCTCGCTCGCGGGTTGCGGTCTCCCAAAGTCAATACTCAGACTCGCGTTAATGGTAAGAACCTTCCCGACAACGAGGCTGACATCATAAAATTTATAACTCAAGAAATCGAAAGCCAGAAACAACAAAACCAGCCCCGCGATTAGTTTACCTCTTCCACTCAAAGCACCTCCCCAGCCCTCACCAGAGGGCTTTTTTACGTCTGCGGATCATCTTTCGGTATCGGATTCTGCTCCACGTCACCCGTCCCGGGTATGGGCCGCGGGGGCCGATGACCATATGCCGATCCCGGTTTCTCGTTCAGTTTAATAATCACAGCAAGGAGCACCACGGCTCCAATAACTGATCCCACTACGATTCCCACCAGCAGCATCCAGTCCATATCCCCTCCGGTTTCACCCATCGAAAGCGTAGTGTAGCAGAAATTACAACAATTAGTTGTTGACAATATATAACTATTGGTTGTAATATCCTCCCATGCCCTATCGGCACGAACAAACGAAATGCCCCGCATAAGTCGTGAGCGCAGTGGGGTGAGATAAGGAGATGGGAATGAAATACAGAGTTGAGCTTACCCGAGTCGAGCTTGCTGAAATTGAAATAGAGGCGGACTCCCAATCTCAAGCAGAGCGATTTGCTTTGGAAGAGGATACCCACGGCGACATTGATTACGAATGGGAAGAAACAGAAGCCAAAGCATTTCTGGTGGATGAACTGAAATGAGTTACGAAGAATGGGCCTGGATAGTTTTGGAATCGGTGGTAATCGTCGCATCTCTGCTAGTAGCTGGACTTATCGGGATATTAGCCGTGAGCTGGATAGTGAAGGCTGTGAGGAATTTTGGAAGATAAAGCGGGATGCCGCGCGCCGACACTTATCGTTTAGTGTCCCTCCGAAAAACGACGGCAGATCGGAACAGACGGTCACTGAATTTAGACGCATGGAGATTGGAGATAGAGGATTCCAACGAAAGACGGAATACGGAAGCTCAAAGGCCACGAGCAAGCCAGTCTCCAGCCGTATGAATTTAAGGGTCCGGTTCATTACCGGATGAACTGGCAGGAAAGACGGGGCAACGCCAGAGAGATTACCAATAAAACCCGTCCACTAATAACAAGGAGCAGAGAAATGGAATACCTATTTTACTGGTTCATTTTATCCATACCAGCAGGATTAATAGCTGGTCGGTTTATAGAGGCGGGAGAAAAAGATGAATAAGAAACTTCGTGTCTGGTGGATTCCTCAGGTACCTGGAAAAGAGTTTCATGTTGATGTTTCAAGCGTAGAGGAAGGTTGCAAGGTAATGGACATTCTCAGCCGGTACGATGAATTCCAGTACAAAAACAATATAAAGCCTGACTATTCAAACGCTGGAGGAATAAACCAGTGGGAAGAAGATAGTGATGGAGAGGGTAATCCTGGATGGACCTCTTGGTATGACGAGGAAACGGGAGATGATGACCCTTATTCCTTTATAGCTGCGGGAGAGAGGGAATGAGTGCTGTACCGCTAATACTTGGGCTAATAGTTGGAAACGTTCTTTATCAGATGCTCTTCTCATCGACACCCAATTACGGGTACGCGCTTACTCTAAGTTTTCATCAAACAGCGGCAGTGGTTGCTTACAAGATGATGGAGGCACGGTGATGAGTGAGCGTGAAAAATTTGAGAAGTGGGCGAAGAGAATGGGGTATGCGGATGAGTTTGACGTGCCCCTTATGAAGCATGCCGCCTGGGAAGGATGGCAAGCCGCCCTATCAACCCGCAAAGCCTACGGTTGGGGAGTTCTGGACAAGAATGGCAATGTTTCGTGCTCAGCATTCAGAGACATGGATGCAGTCACGGAAGTGGTAAAAAGATGGAATGCCGATGAGCTCGATGTCGATGCGCCTCATCGCATTATCCCTCTCTTCTACGAGGATCAATCATGAGTCATACGGAAGGGAAGATAAATGCTGGCGGTGGGATTATGAATCCAGACAGCGACAATCCTACATGCTGGCTATGGAGCGAAGTTTCGCCAGGAATGCAATCAGGGAAGGTTGTTGCGCAAAAGGTAAGTATCGCTGACGCCCGCCGCCTCGTTGCTTGCTGGAATGCGATGGAAGGGCTTGATGATCCGGAGATGTGGGTCATGCAAATGCAGTATATGGACGCCCATTTTGGTTCACTTTTGGATGAACGCGATGATCTGGTTAAAGAGCGGGATGAGTTGGTGGCCCTACTTTACGACTTGCTGAGCGTTGCAGATTGCGATCCAGAATTGGCTCAATATCCTGCAGCAAAAGCTACTCGTGAGCTTCTTGCTGAAAAATACCCGGAGGCATCATGAGTGATCCAGCAGAAGTCCTGCAATGGCATGAAGAAGCAAGGGAACGCAGCGATGAGTCTTTCCTTGCCATTGACCGGAAATTCTCTCTCGTCGAGCGTCGGCCTGCTCCATTGAATCTGACCCTCGCTGAGCAGATGGAATTTCTCTCCGAATACTGCGACGGCTATCAGCATGTGGCGAAGACTCCGCTGACTCCGGCAGTTTTCATCCTGTGGGGAGAGGGGTTTCAAACCACGCGGGGGAAGACACTGAGCGATGCGATATGTCTGGCGGCGGCACGGTGGAAGGAGATGAATGATGAGTGAATTGGCGGTAGTAAAGAAGCAAGGCCTCGTGGCGAAAATGGCTGATCGTTTCGGGGTAGAGCCCGAGAAGATGATGGGCGCACTAAAAGAGACCGCCTTCAAGGTCAAGGATAAGCAGGTCACGAATGAGCAAATGATGGCCTTGCTCGTCGTGGCCGATCAATACGGACTGAATCCATGGACGAAAGAAATTTATGCGTATCCAGACAAAGGAGGCATCGTCCCGGTTGTGGGCGTTGATGGC